CCTCCATACATACTTATAATGGTAAAACACCACCCTTTTTCTCTTTCAACATTCGTAAATTGATTGCTTCGTCTTTGATTTTTTCTTTCAATGATTTGTTAATCATTGAGTTAACTGTGCCTACATCAAGGTCGTTTGTATCACAATACCATATAATAGCATCCATATATGTTATGCGTTTTTCTTTGACTATTGATTCTATTTTAAGTGAAAATTCTTTGCTGTTCATAATATAATACTATATCACATTTTTACTGATTTGTAAAGGGTGGTTACTACCGCTAGCGTTCACCACCCTTTATTACCTTTAGATAACTAAAGATAATAGACAAATTAAAGTTATTGATGGTATTGTACACATCAATATTAATGACCTATGTTTTCTCCAGTAACTTTTAGGTTTACTAAGACCGTGAGTGATTTGTTTCCACTCACAATAATTGTAAGGCCACATATTACTTACTTGTACCGTTTAAGTGTGGGTAGAAAGCCTTTATCATATTCTGATATGCTTCTGTAAAAGGTTTAGTATTTTTTAAACCTTCTTCGTACATCTTTTGACCTACTTCTTTAAAAGTAGAAAGACTATCACCAGTAGTTACAAAGTCGTTAAACTTTTTAGCAGTTGCAATTATATCGTCTGCTGATACTGTTGGTGCTTTAAAAGTAGTTACTACTTCATCGCCATCTTTTTTAGATGAAAATTCATAGTTGTTTACTTGTATTTGATAGTTAAACTCAACTAAAGATTTAGCTAAGCCTAATAGATCGCTTCTTATTTCATAAGCGTTTTTTGATGTTGTTGCCATAATATACTCCTTTGTTTGTGTTTGTGTGTTATAGCATTCTTATTTATGCCTGTTTCTGTTGCAAGGTACAGGCAAACCCCAGCGACCTAAGCCGCTAGTGCATAACTTTCGTTAGCATTTATAGTTTGATGTTACGACATCAGCGATTTAACTCCAGTTAGTTTTAGTAGCAGTCGAATCTACTCACCCCCTCAAAGCACACATCAATGTGTTTTAAATTGGTGGAGGTGGTGGGTATTGCACCCACGTCCTCACTAGTTATTATCTAACCTTCAACGTCAAATTCCTTTTTTATTTTTACCTTTTATTTCACTTTTATTGTGTGTGTGAAATAAAATACAAGTTTCATCAGCACCAGGTATATCTACAGTTACTAATATCTGGTCATCATTTTCATAATAAGTTACCATATAAACAGGTTCACCATCAGGTTTACTTCCTGATCTACCTAAACTTATATGTTTTGCTTCAAAACCTTTGTCATCAATATATTCTTGTACTGCGTTTGGATTGCCACATACTGCTGGTATTTGTTGCCAGTATAAGTCATAATGTTTTTCATCAACACCGTGTTCAGCATATGCAATACCACATAATAAACTTAAAATTATTATTAATTTTTTCATTCTACCCCTTTAGCGATTAAGGTTGCAAGTAGGATATGTTAAATCACCTTTTTAATTACTTCGTACTTACTTTGCCTTTGTTTAGTTCTTCATAATATTTATAAAAATCTTCAACTGCCTTTCCAAGTGGTTCAATGTAATCTTTCTTTTCTTTTTTGTAACAAGCAACTGTGCCGTCTTCAGCAGCCAATAAGATAACTATTTGCTCAATGGGTGTTTTAAATATTTCTTCATACATCATTGCATAAGCAGTAGTTTGTAAAAAGTAATTATCAATCCATTCTTCGTTACGTTCTTTGTTAGCAGTTTTAAAATCAATAACTGACAATTTGCCATTATATTCTGCAACACAATCAACTTGACCTGCAACGGTCAATTTATGTGAATACATAATTGCTTCTAATAAGTGAATATTATTAATTTGATCTACGTATGGTTTTAATAGTTTGAATAGACCTATAGGTAATACACTTCTCTCACTAGGTGTTTCGCCTTTTAGATATTGTTCAACTAAAGTATGGGTTGCTTTACCACGTCTAGCGGCTCTGCCCATTTCCCAATTGGCAGCACCTTCACCAACGTTCTTACGCCACTCGGCAAGTCCATCTTTTTTTCTGATATTTAAAACGGTAGTAATAGACGGATAGTTTTTACCATCTACTTCGTAAAATCTGTGTCCGTCTATTCTTCTACCTTTAGTCTTCGGTAATAAGTCTTTGTTTATTTCTATAAATTTAAATTTGCTCATAATGTATTCACTATATCATAATATATCGTATTTGTCAAGTGCTAAACACGATATTTCATAAACATATTATTAAGTTCGTCAGGAGTTCAGTATTCGTACTTCTCGTACTGTGTTTTACCAAACGTATTTCTAAACGCTCTTAATAACTCTTTTCTATT